TGAATATTGATTAAATTGGTTTCTTAATATTCTGCCCTTTTCAACTGCGCCTAATGTCATAAACTCCGGATCTTTCATTAATCGTTCTGTTAAATCTATAAGCGTTTTTTTAGCCGTACCATTTACAAGCGTCACACGTTGAGCGCCAATAGCTGATCCAAAAGACGCAAAGGCATTAGCCCAAATATCATCAAACGCCGATGTATCAACGGCCTTTGTTATAAACTTTCTAAAATTATTGACATACCATTTAGCAAAACGCATTCCTATATCAGTGTACAAATCACGATATATTTTTAACAAGTCTTTATTATCAAATAGTAATTGGAAGTTTGTTTGACCATCAGAAACAAAAGATTCAACGCCTTTATAATATTCACGTTTATAATAACGCTTTACTTTAGCGATTTGTTTTTTCTCTGCAATATCTAATTGCTTTTCAAATGCAGATTGCCATTTGTCCTTGTCTATTGCCAAACTAATCGTTTATTTGGTTTAGTTTTTTGTTAACCCAATCACGCATTGCAGTCCCACCCCATAAATTCCAAGAAACAAAACCATTATCACGCCAAGGCGTATCTTTATAACGATCAGCAATTGTTTGATTGCCTTCGTGTCTTGCAAAAAATGATTTCATTCTGTTAAGCATATCTATTGTTAATGGATCACGATTTGCTAACATTGAAGCACGTCGCCATCCCGTTGGCGTTCCTGCTCTAACTTCATCGCCATACTTTTCACGCCATTCAATCATTCGTTTAGCGTTATTACTTGCAGTTTGTGGATAGTTGGAATATGTATCGGCTTTGTCAATAGATTTATCTTTTGAACTCATTGGATGTCCTTCAGGCAATAAATCTACATCGTGTTTGCCACTTCTAAATTTACCATTCTTTAAAGCATAGAGAAATGAATTAACACGAGCCATTGCCCATTGTTGAGGTGATGAAACGCTTGGCCTTACGCTCGATGGATTTGTTCTATAAGCACCAATACCACGTTCATAAACTTTAAATAGTGTTGCAACAGTTGTTCGTTTACTTGCGGCGTTGTTCACATCATCGTTGTGATCATCCGCTTTTTTTTTTAATGCTTTTCTTAATTTAGAAGAAATTTGTTTTTTGTCATCATCATCGTGAGGTTTATCATAATGATATTTATTATTCTGTAAGGCTTCGTTATATTCTTCATGCGTTTTAAATGGCATAAATATTTTATTACCATCATAAGTATGTGTATGAAATCCAACTCCTTGACCATTCCAGCCAAGTTCTTCAGCACGTTCTTCAGCTTCTTCTTGTGTTGTATAAGCGTCTAAAAATGCAGGTATCTTATCTTTATTAATTTTTTTATTTAAAAATTTATTTACATCAACGTCAATAGATTCTAAAGGCTCATCAACTTCATTATTGTTAACTGGAATAAGGTTTGCAGGGATATAATAATCATCTAGTGCATTTGTATCTTCATCTTTTCCATAATTCATTGCAGCACGTTTTTCATTTGGTGTAATCCACCAGGCCTTTGACAACTGATCAACAACTTTGTCAGTTTCTTCTTGTAGTTCAGGAACAACAGAAAAATCAAATTCAATGCAAAGTTTGTCACCATATTTAGGCGCCAACCAACGATTTAATTCATCTTTTATTTTTATTAGTTCAGGAATAACGGCGTTTTGATATAACGCTTTTTTAGCTTCCTTCATATTGTTGTAAGAACTAGAATCGGTATTGTTAAGCAATTGAACTGGTACATTGTAAATATTACATAAATCTTTTATAGATGCGTTATATTGTTCAATTAATGAAACATCAGCAGCATTTAATCCAAAGTTAACCCACGATAATTTTTTTGGCGTTATAATAACATCACCTGCATTATCTGATCCTTGGAATTGTTTTCTGAATTTATCTTTTAGTTGTTGTGCCTGAACTTCATTTATATCGCCTTCATCACTCATTAAAAGACCACGCGCCGTTTGATTCTGTAAATATTTAACTCCCGTTTGTGTTGCTTCATTGTTAGTTGTTAAAGAACGTAAACCAGCACGCAATGGCGATTGACCATAAAGATGCGATCCAGTTCCATCATAATAAGGATTAAAATCTTTTATATGGCATATTTCTGTTGCAGGTATTTCATAAGTTCCGTTGTATTCTATCTTGTATTTAGAAACGGGTTTCATTATACCACCTGAAACGATTTCCATAATTTGTGAAGGCATTACATAAAGTTCTGTATATTTACCAACATTTGCACCCGTATCAGGGCCAATGCCATATATGTAACGATTACCAGTTAATTTTCCAAAAGCTATTAATTCACTAATCCAACTATTATATGATTGCGCTGGATTTGGTCTTTCTAATATTTTGTGAAGTTCTGTATCTTGTAATTCAACTAATGAACGCTTTTGCAATAAATTGGCTTTGTGTATTGTTGAGGCGTCAAACGTTCCTGAAGTCATTGCTTTATAACGTTTGTAATCATTTTCATTAGTCTTTTCATAAACTTGAAATGGTATTGTAGTAGCTGCTTTTGTTATAAGGTTAATCAACGAATATATCGTTGCATTTTTGCGATAACCTTCAGTAATATAAGAATCATCATTTTCAGGATTCCAAACGATAGAATCGCCTAACCAGTTGTAAATGGCGCGGTTATATTGTTCCGCCGTTTGTTGTGAGTTTTTAGTAATTAAGGATTTTAAGCGATCGTATAATGAAGCCATATTTTATTGAGATATAAAATTTTTGTAAAAATACAAAATTTAAAATAGTTTTTTAGACAACAAAAAATTCAGTTCTGTTTTTATATTTTGAATAAACTGCATAACGTAATGCATCCATTAAATGGTTGTTGGCGTCAATAGGTTTATTAATAATTGTTTCATCTTTAAGCTGCTGCCAATAATATGTGTGTTGTTCATGTTTAAGATTTGTTGATTCATTAGAAATATAAACTTCGTGTTCTTTTATTAAACTTATACCAGCGTTTATTGATCCTGGACCTTTAACGGCGCCTTTAGCTAATATACCCATTTGACGAAGTTCAACAATTGATTTTGGTTCTGCGGAATCGCAATAACATAAAATATCAGCCTTACCTATATTTTTTAAAAAATCAGCAATATCTCGATTGGTCATTCCTTTTTTATACATTAGTTCATTAATGTATAATTTATCTTTCATCTTACCAACTTCTAATATTCCAAGACTATCATTTGTAAATCCAAAGTCAATACCAATAACAGTTTCGTCAAATTGTGGAAAATCAGCTAATGGAATATATTTCCAATTAGTGAAGATTTGACGTTGAGAAAATTGCGCTCTTTGGCCTTCACCATAAACGCGCCAATAATCAGGATCACGTTCCCTGATGCGTTCAATCTCCTTAACTAATTCACTAGGCAGAAACTGATTATCCTTATATGTAGTTATAAACAAATCACAATCATCACGTTCAATGACTTCATTATAAAGCCAATGCACAGGATCAGAAGGGTTAAAGTCAATAATAACTTCGCCAACAGTACGCATATTTAACTGGCGGAAATCTTCAAAGTTTAATTCATTACTCTCATTTAAAAAACAAATATCGTGCTTTGCACCTCTAATTTTTTGAGGATCATCAGTTGATATAAACTGTACCATTGAACCATTGTAACGAAAAACGTTTTCAGCTTTGTTATGTTCGCCTTTGTAATACACTCCAAGTTTTGTTGCAATAGTTATAAAATCACGCAAAACAGAACGTTTTAAGGCAGGTAATGTTTTTCTGACAATTGATATTGTCAAAGGCGTTTTAGTAGTTGTTAAACGATAAATAAGATATTGGCAAATAGCATAAGTTTTTCCTGAACGTGTACCGCCTTGATGAACTTTAATTCTAGATTTAGAATTTAACGTTTGATAAAATTGAATATTGCAAAATTCTTTTATTGTTCCTTTGCCGGATTCCATTCAATAATTTTAGATTCAATGCCGCCATCCATTTGGATTTCTTGACGCTCAACAAAGCCTCGCTTTTTGCCTTTTGTTTTAAGATAAAATATTGTAGCAGTTGTGTTACCTTCTTTTATTTGCTTATGCAGTTCAGATTCAACAACATCCAATGTAAGGTTTTGAAGTTCATCAACTGCATCACGAAACTTTTGATCACTGTTGTAATATTTATAATATGTTGAACGATTGCATCCGACTTTTTTACAAGCGGTTGTTACTATCCCCAATGATTTTTCCAATGCTTCTAGTAAATTCTTTTTTAATATGTTGGTTTTCGTTGCCATAACAACTTTAATTGTTTTCGGTGTACCAAACAAAAGTAATACCAATAAAAAAGAAATGTAATTCTAGGCAATGTTCTTCACCTTCTTCAAGTGGTGATTCTGTTGTAACGTGATCCATTTTAGTGTTCCAATAATTAATTCCTAAAAGAACGCCATAAATAGGATAAATGACTGTATTAAAATTAAATCTCATAGCTTAAAATATTTTTTGTAAATATACAAATATAATTCCCAACATTTATTATTGGCTTCTGTTTTAGAATATGTTTGAGGTGAAATTATTCTTTTGCCTCTGTCATTAATTTCTACTTTTAAACCTCTTTTAGTTGGGTTTACATAGACTTTTATATCATTTTTAATACACCATTGTATTGCGATTCGGTGTTTGTATGTTGGATGTAATGCTTTTGCCATTAAAATAAAGATGTTTGTTCAGTATTTTTTTTATTTAAAATTCCTAAAGCAGTTTCAAAAATAATTTTACCAACTTCATAATCAACTAAATTTCTAATTATTTTTGTTTTACTTTGTTTGCCTTTATATGAATTTAAAAAAGTTCTTTTAATATTATGAAATTTACATAATTTATCAACTTCATCATTTGTTTGACCACACATAATTCCTTTTGCTTCTTTTCTGTCAATTTCTGATGGTAAATTAAAATTAGTCCAATAAAGATGACGGCCTCTTTTTTTTGCAGCAATTAATGGTTGATAATATGGAATTACGTTTTCAATAACATATTTACCTTTAAAATGTTCTTTTAAAAAAATTATTTGTTGATATAAACTCATGTCAGGATATTTAGGAATGTAAAAATCTTTATTTTTTTGTGTAACTCTAACTTTGGAATGAGTTGGGCAAGGCGGACTTGACCAAATAAAATCAAATTCTTTATAATGTTTTATTAAATATTGATGCGCATCAGTAACAATAACTTTATCATTTGGGAATCTTTCTTGATATAGTCTAGCGAGTTCTTTATCCAATTCAATAGCAGTAACTTCAATATTTGTGACTTCATCCCATTTATAACGATTACCACCTAAACAAGCGTATAAATTAAGTATTTTCATTTTATATTATTTAATTATTAAAAAGGTAAATTATCTTTTATAACTTCAAATTTTTTAGTTTCCAAATCAATATCTTTGTAAATACCACCATTTTTAAAATCAGGTGCAATATCAAATTCGCCAAGTTGGCCGTTTTCTTTTCGTTTGACTTTCTCAATATATATTTTTACAATGTCAGATTTATATTTAGTACGTTGACCAATACAACGATAAACAATTAAACCATTATATGCTTTATTAAAAAAATCCGCAGATCCGCTTATATCATATAATGTTGGTTTTTTATATGTTCCGTTTTCTGATTCAATTTTTCTAGGATGCGCCACTAAAAATAAATGGGTGTTTGTTTGTTGGCAAAACTGGGTTATCTCTGACAATGATCGCCCAATATAAGAATGATCTCGTTGCGCTGAATGGTCTAACATATTCCAAGGATCAATAACAAAAACATTAATTCCTTTTTGAAATACCAATTCACGAAATGCGTTTAATATGCCTTTTAGCGTTAAATTTTGTAAATCTATTTTAACCCAAAAAAAATGATCCTGAATAAAATCTTTTGTTTGATTTAGTTGTTCATTATTGCAATTTGTTTCATTTAATTTATTTGATATTCTTTTTATATGGCCTTCATATGGAAATGATTCAGGTGCAAACATAGCGCAACGCATATCGTATTTTAAAGCTAAATTACAACATACTTGATCCATAACATCAGACTTCCCTGAATTTGGAATGCCAGTCACAACTGACCATTCACCAAAAGACATTTTAAAATAATTATCTGAATTTGGTAAACCAATTGAATAGTTTTTTACGCCATTTTCATTATAGTTTAAAACACTTTGCCAAATGTTTTCAATATTTAATACGCCTTCCAATGGGAAGTTTTTAGCCGTTTTAATTACGTTTCGTAACGTTTCAGCACCTTTTGTGACTAATATTTCGTTAGCGTCTTTATATTCGCCAAAATCAACGTATTTACAACGATAAGCACCAAAGCGCCTTGCTAGTTCTTTTCGCAATTGTATCCCAGGCGAATCATTATCAGTACACAAAACAATTTCTCTTTTGTCTTTAAAATACTCAAAACAATTATCTAAATATTCCAAACGTTGATTGCCTTTTGATGCGCCATTTGGTACAGAACAAACTGAATAAATGCCTGCTTCATGAAGTGACAACGCATCAATTTCGCCTTCAACAATATAAATTTTATCCATTGTTTTTATATTGTCAAGACCATAAAAAATGAGTTCAGCACCTGAAACCATTTTAAAGTTTTTTTGACCATCACGATATTTAACATTTACTAAATCATTTTTACGATAATAATTAAAATTTATAGCGCGGCGTTTTTTTCCTACTTGTGGAAAATATTCAAGTGATTCGCCTATCTTCCAATGTATTAAAGTTGGTTCAGAAATACCACGATCAGAAAACCATTTTATTATGCGCTCTGTAAGATTAACTTTTATTTTTTCAGGTCGAATAAACTCTTTTTTCTTTTCAAATTTAGTTGTACCTGACCAACCACAATTATGACAATTAAACAAACCTTTGTCAATATCTACTGACAAACATTTATCACTTTTGTTTTTTCTTGTGGCACTACATTGTGGACATTTGGTTTTTATTTTACCGGATGATTTGTTGCCGATGTCAATGCCGAAGTCTTGAAATGTTTTCATTATGTTTTGTTTTCTTATGCTAAACTAAAAATATTTTTTTAATATTTAGGTAAATAATAAAATAATTTTTCAATATTTTTTAATTTATTGTTTTTTATCTCGTAAGTGTCTGTTTTCATTTTAAAAGTTGTGCCGTTTGTTCTTGTTCTAGTATCGCCTTTTTTATACAATGTGGCTAATTTTAATAATTGTTTTTTTCCTAAATAACCACAAACGGATAATTCACTTGTTTGTTTGTTTAGTGAGCAGAAAATATAAATATCACAATCGTAAGATTTTTGAAAGGCAATAAAATTATTTACAAAATAATCCTGAACGTCAACGTTTCTGCCCATTGTTTTAACATCTATTTTAAAACCCTTATATATAAAATCATAACCGCCATCAAAACCTTTTTTCCATTCGTGTTTTATGTCAAACAGATATTTGATAATTATTTCGCCAACAAGTCCAACAAATTGTTCTTCTTTGTTGCCGTTAGCTTCATATCGATTACCAATATTAGTTTCATTTAGATATTGCCAAACATCTGTTTTTAACTTATTAGATATTTTATATTTTTTATAATTCATTTAAAACATATTGTTTTAATTCTTGAAACTCATTTGTCATCATAAGTCCTTTAATTTGAAATTCGTGAATATTACCATTTTTAGTTTTAGCACCAATTTCTTTTTGGTTGTTAGCCGGATTTTTATATATAAAAAATTCTTGAAGGTTTTTTATTTTTTTAAATCCAATGGGTTTTTGTTTGGCCTTATGTTGCATCATGAAACGATCAATATATTTGATGCCGTTTTTATCAGTATTTCTAAATTTTAAAATAGTCAGAAAATTGTTTTGCCAAAACTCATCATTGCGAAGTTGTTTTGCAATGTTATAAACTTCGCGTAAATCATAGCCATCAAGCCTTTGTATTTTATCTAAACAATCCAACCATTTGTTTTTTTGTATTTCTGATTTGGGGCGATATTTTAAAGGAAATAGTTCTGCAAAATATAAAAAAGCTTTTGTTGTTTTTTCTGAATATTGGCGTTTTTTAGATTTTGTGGTATTATTATTATTATTAGTATAGTTAGTATATATATTATTAATATTAGTTAGTATATTATCCTTTAACTTTTCTTCAATAGGGGTATTTAACTTTTCTTCAATAGGTATTGAACTTTTCTTCAATAGAGGGTTAATATATATTCGGCGCTCTTTTATTTGTTTTGTGCCTTGCAGATATATCATTTTTATGCGAATAAATTTATTGTTTTCTAAATTAGAAATCCACTTTGAAACACTTGTTTTAGATACCCCATAAAGCATTGCAAAATATTCATTTGACGCAAAACAAAAACCTTTGTCGTTGGTCAAAGCGGTGATTTCGCCGTACATAAGTTTTTCGTTAGCCTTTAATTTTTTTGAATATCTAACTGGCGCAGGGATTACTGCGTAATAATTTTTCTTGTTTTCCATTTACTAAAAGTAAAATTATATTCTACAAAATCAAATTGTATTTTATATTATCACAAAATGAACGCAGTTCATCAAATATTTTTTTAAGTTCATTAAGTTCAATTTCACCATCTTCATATTTGTACCATAGCAGTTCAATTAACAAGTCAAATTCTACTCTTGTAGATTTACCAATGTAATTGTAAGTAACGGCAATGTCATCAGGATGGCTTTGTGTAAAACGAATTTTTTGATTATCTGCATCAAAATAAACAGTATGATATTTCATTTTTTTAAGATTTTTTAGTTGTATTAGTAAAGTAATTATCAATGATTTTAATGCATTCGTCTAAATTGTTTGACCAATATGTGGCCCAGTTGCAATTTTCAAGCCATTTAAGCCACTTTTTTTGGTTGTCCGTAGGTTTATTATATTTATATTTTAATTCGATCGCTAAACCGCTAAAATTAGCGTTTGGTGTAAATATTAATAAATCAGGTATTCCAGGCTTTGTTCCTAAATATTTCATTTTATATTGTTCAAAAGGTGTTCTTTTACCTTCATTCATTGGATGGGTGAATATTGAATTTGGATAATTAAATTCTAAATAATTAATTATTGCGCGTTGCAATTTATCTTCACCTTTTAAATACTTTTGATAGGGATTAGCCATATTTATTCATTAAGACGTTCAAGTTCAAATTCCAAATGTGCCATTGCTTTTTTTAAATCTTCTATTGGTGTTTTGTGTTTTCTTGAACTTCTTAATAAGTATGTGACCGCAGTACCAATGTTGTAAGTCAAATCAAAATCGCTAACAACATGACGCGCTTGTATATTTCTGTTTTGATTTTTGCCTATATAATAACTAGGTATTTTTTTAAAAGGTTCTAATTCTTTTTGTTTTTTTCGATATGCTTCAAAAATTTGATTTTCTAATGGGTTTGTTTTATTTTTCATTTTTTAAGTTTTTTATAAAATAAATATCCAACAATTGAAATTATTATGCAAATTGGACAGGGATGCAAAAAGGCTAAATTCATTTTTTTAATTTTTTTATTTCATTTTTTAATATTTCATTTTCAATTAACATATTGTTATATTTATATAAAAGTGTTTGAGGTGGCATTTTTTTTGTTTTAAATCTTGATAAAACACTAACTTTTAAAGACTCAAAATCAGCTTTAAAAAATTCATCAAATCGTAACCAGTCGTTAAAATTAGCTAAAGAATAAGAAACTGAAGCATGATCACGACCAACAGAATCTCCAATTTTTTGCAAAGAATTATTAGTTGTGTGACGTGCTAACCAAAAATATGCGCCTCTTGACATAACAAGTTTTCGTTTGCGACTATTTTTTTTAATGTCACATCCAAAATGTTTATTCACTTTATTTATTAAATATTTTAAATTCATAAATTATAATATTAAACTCCCATCATTGTCGAACTCATTCCAAATGTAACCTGAAACAACACCAGTGTCACAATAAATTTTCCAATCATCAAAAGCACGTTGCCAGGCTTTGCGACCTTGTTCAATCATTTCATCACTTAATGTGTAAACTTCAACAGAAAATGGATAATTGGTTTCAACGGCAATAAATTTAAATTTATTAACTCCACACATATCCATATAAAATGCAGCCTGAAGATGATAAGCGTATTTATAAACGTCACGTTTAAACGCAATTGGCGAATTGTCTTGACAAGTTTTAACATCAGAAATAAAACCTTCAACACGATTTAAACAATCCGGTCTAACTCTTACATCCAAACCATCGTGTTTGCCATAATGTGATAATTCAATTTCACCTTGACAATATTTTTGCGCCAATTCGTGTTTGCGAAAGTTTTCAAGAATTTTTGTAATCTTTTCGTGATCGTCAAAAGAAACAATCTTTTTTCCTTGAGATTTTTTTTGCTGAATTATAAATTGTTCTTTGCCTTGTTTTGTTCTGCGGTCAATCTTTGGCATAACATGAAACTCTTTGTAGTACATTTCAGCCTCTAGCATAGCACAATGAACCGCAGTTCCAAGCGCCATTGCAGAACTTTCAAATGGCTTTTTATTTAAAAAATGATATACTGATTTTTTATATATAGCTTTTAATCCTGATGCGCTAATCCCAGGCGATGAATGATATTGTTCATTAGAATCAAATTTAGTTTTCATTTTTTTAGTTGTTTTATGTCAATGTTTCGATCAACCAAAAACTGACTATTTAATTCATTTATTATAGTTTCCAATTTGTTTATTTTATTTTGCATTGCGTCTATTCGCAAATACAAATATCTTAATGTTTCGTTCATTGTTATAATTTTTATTCAAAGTAAAACTAAAAATATATTTTTAATTTTCAAAATAATAATATAAAAAAAACGGCCTCATATCTGAAACCGCTTTTATTTTTGTTTGTCATTTAATCGATTAAAATGGTAAATCGTCGCTTGTTTCAGCAACTTTTGCCGTTTCATTCTTTACATAAGGATCACTTAATTTAAGTGAAAAGAACTTACCTTTTGCACCTTCCTTAACCCATGCGGCAATTTGTTGGCTTGTACCATCTTGTAATTTAATTGATCCTGAAAAATCAGGCTGATTATCAGAAGATTTATTTACGTTTTTAAATAAACTTCCATTTCCATTTTTGTGTTCGTAACTCATTTTTCTGTTTTTAAATATTAAATTTTTGTTTTATTTGTTCGCGGTATTGTTTTTTCATTTTAAAGCCGGATAATACCTTTTCCGCTTGTGATTTAGTTGCTTTTAAAGTTGCGTTTAATTGTGCTTCTGTAAGCCATTTTTTATTGTCAGATGATTGATTTTTTACGGCATTTTGAACCTCATTTGCAGATGCAATTGAAGTGTCAATTCCAATACCTAAATAACCCAAAGCGCGCCCCAATGCAGAAGTAAATCCGTTTTCAACAAATGACGTTTTATTTATATAAGAACTATCTCTGTATTCTTGTGAATGTGCGGATGCTATTTCAACACCTTTGTCGTCAGATATAATCACCTTAAATACACCTTCTTTGTCATCAATATGAACTAATTGTTCAGTAATTTGCCAACCATCAAATGTGGATTCGCTTCTAAAATATTTTAAACGTTCATTAACTGTTATATATTCTTTGCCTTTAATGTTTATTGTTTTCATATAATTAAATTTAATCGTTTATTATTAATTGAAATTGTGAGAAATTAAAACCAGCATTTTGCAAAATTAAAACTTCAGCAATTATAAAAGATTCAGGATTTTGTAATCTAGATTTAAGCGTTGGCATTGTGCATTGTATCAATTTACAAACATCATAACGCTTTAAATTAAGGCGCTTCATTTCCGCCTTGAAATGGTTTTCAAACATAGTTTTCTGTTTTAATGAAAAACAAAAGTAAAAAAAAATTTTTAAATAAAAAAAATATTTTAACAAAAAACCCCCGCAAATCATAAAGAAATTACGAGGGCCGACAAACAAAACAAAGTTTATTTATTTCGTTACATTGTCAATTGTTACATCATCGTCATCGTTTGGAAGATGAGATTTTATTTTTATTTCAGCGTCTTTTATATTATATATTAATCCATCTACAATTGTTGATTGTGGATCGCCTTCAATACTTGACCAATTAAACCAAATTTTATTGTGCATTGAAAATGGCGTTACTTGATTGACTCTAAAAGTCCCCGTATATCGTGAAACAAATTCTCTAAAGTCATTGGCAATATTTTGATTTTGTATTTCGTAATTTGTTTTAAATAAATTAGTACTACTAAAAATTCCAAAACTATCACGAGAGCGTTTAAATAATTTAATTTGTTCCTGAAATAATCTATCAACTTTTTTAGTTGTTGTAAACGTTTTATTGTTGTCAATAAATGACGTTAAAGTTATTTCATCTTCACTTATATTATTTTCAAATCTTAAAATTACATTATCAAAATAAGTTGTCACATAGTCAGAATTACCAAATGGATAATCCGGTCTTTGAATTTGAATTTTTAAATGAACGTCACCAAGTGCTGAAGTGCCATTAAAATCAGTATTTGTAAAATCAAATTTTAATTCTTTATATTTATTAAAATCTTCTTGAGTAATTTCATTGTCAATTGTGTTTGGATTTGAAACCCATTTTTTGTTTGAAATATCAAATTCACGCCATTGTGTAGTTGGATTATTAATGCTTTGCGCTCTTATTCTTATAATAAAAGAATTTAAAATCCCAGTATCATCAGACGTGTCAAACACAAATTTATATTGCATTGAAAATGAATATTTTAAAATTTCTTCCAAAGGATTATTTATTGTTGTGTCATCTAACATAAAACAAGTTTGACCTGATGATCTTATGTCATCTAACATTTTCAAACTTTGTGTGCCTTGATAAGAATTATCATCATCAACAACGCTAATAATTGGTATGCTAATTGGAAAAGTTGTTCCATCAATATCAGTTCCACTTAATTGAAAACCAGTTGATCCGTATTCAAAACCAGCATTAAAAAACCCTTTAGTTCTATTTAGGTTTTTTGATTGCGTTTTAATTTCATTTATACCTTGTAAATATTCAACAACTAAATCACTTTTAATTGGTTTTAATTTATTAGGCACTTCAAATAAAACATTTTCTTCTGTTGTTTCAACAAAAGCGCCACTAGTATTGTATTTATGTAATTTTAAAAATTCTTTTTTAGTTTCTTGTAATTGTGTTGTAATTTTATTTCTTATTCCCGTTGGAACAGTTCCTGATCCATTAACTTGATTAAATATTTCATCTTTAACATATTTATCAAATAAATTTGTTGCTTCTACAACGTGCCATTTATTCATTGATTGAAATATTCGCATATTGTATGTTGATAATAATAATGCTAATTGATCTTTTGCAAGCGGTATATCGTAGCCTTTTATTAGTTCAGTTAAACCTGGTTCTATTGAACGAAATTCAGGAAAAAATTTTCTATTTGGATTGCCACCTGAAATTTTATCAGATTGAATATCGTTCATATAATGAACCTCTAAATCTAAACCAAGATTGTCAAGAATTAAATCTATACGTTCGGCATCTTTAAAATAATTTGCAACACCAGTTCCATTATAATCTCTTTTTACTGGCGCAACAAAATTGTTTAATGTACCTAAACCATCAAAGGCATTAAATGTAACGCCAAATGGTTTTGTAATAAGTTTTTCACGATACCTATCGACAACCAAAAAACCAGACCAATATGCAGACCATTCATAATAATTACCATCATTTAAAGCGTCAGAAACACAACTTAATGATTCAATTGTTCCGCCATCGTTTTCAACGCGTTCATCGTATTGTTGTGATTTAGAAATAAAATTATTTAAAGTGTCGTTTATGCATTCAATAGATTCAACAACGCCACCATCAGCAATAACACGATCCGAATAAATTTCACCTTGTGATTTAGCATAATAAATAACAACTTTATATTCACGTTCGTCAAACTTATAAAAATCATCATAAGAAACCTCATCTGTAACAATCAATGATAATTGACATTTAGAACCTATAATTGGTTTATAAAAATCATCTGATGATTGCCAAGATATTGAAACTGGATTAGCAGCACCAATCATTGGATATATTTCGTCAGTATAATCTTTTTTTAATATTTCTATTTTTTTTCCAAATCCTAAAACATCGGAAAATTCAAGTTGGTATTTAACGCCGTATGACATATTTTAATTTTAGTAAATTCGATCAGCGGTTTCATTAGCACGTTCAATGGCAATCAATAAATCTTGACCACTTACAGAAACGTTTCCAGTCACATTTACATTTTGATTTCCGCCACCGATCATTCCTTGTAATTTATTTAATGGCGCTATAACTTCAGGATTTTGACGCGCACCAGGATATTCACCAACCAATCCCATTGTTGGCCCGCTTACAATACCACCACTGGCAAATGCAGTTGCTTCACCACTAGCAATTTTTGGAATTACAGATTGTATTGCTTTGGATATTGCAATTAAAGCAACACCTGCTGCAATAGCAGTTGCAGGTGATTTAAAAGCCATTTTTATAGCTTTCATTGTTAAACCAATTTTAATGGCAGCACGACCTAAATTTTCAGCAATCTGTGCAATACCGCTAATTATAACACCACCTAAAGCACCCATAAGATTGCCACCACTAGTTATTGCATTTCCAATAGCGCCAGCCATACCACTAACAATATTTTGCATTCCGGCAGTCATTATTTCACCGGCTTGTTGTTGAAATATTGCAGCTTTCTCTAATAATAATAATTGATTTTCAGTTAATACTGCGCCTTGTTCGGCAATCGCCGCAGGTATTCCCGCGGTATCGGCTTTAATTGAATCTGTAATTGGAGTTTTTATACCTTCAGCACTCAAACCAGTTTGATCTAAAACACCAACTGCTTTTTGACGTTTTTTAGGAACATCAACTTCAGGTAAAGTAAAAACATCTGATGTTGTTTGTGGTTCAGCAACTTGTTTTTCAGCTAAAACATTTTGTTCAAGAGCGGTTTTACGTTCTTTTAATAATAATATTTCATTTTTTAATTCTTTTGTTTTTGCTTTGTGAGCGCCAATTGAAAAACGTCTTTTTGCTTCTAATGTATCTAAATATTTTAATTCTGCTTCAGCAGCCTCTAAACGATCATCAATTTGTTTTTTATCTAAAGTCTTAACAGTTTCAGCGGTTGCTTCTTTTTGTGCTTTTTTATATTTATTTAAAGCCAATACTACGGCCGCAATAGCAGCCGCAACGGCTAAAATTGGATTAGCAACCATTGCAGCCGTTAAAAGTCTAAATCCAGTTGTAACTATTGTTAAAATTGGTCCTAAAGAAGATAAACCAGTCATTATTTTACCAAAAATAATTAAAACTGGTCCAGCAGATGCGGCAATGCCAGCTAAAGTTAAAGCAATTTTTTGTGTCGTTGGTGATAAATTTTTAAATCCATCACTTAATCCTTTTATAAATCCTGATAATGATTGCACCGCTTTAATAACGGCAGGTAAAATAATTTGGCCTATTTCTAATAATGAAGATTTCATTGTTTCCATTCCTTGTTTGAATTGGAATGATGCTGATTCAGATGTCTTTTGAAACGCTTCATCTGTTGCGCCCATTGTATTGCCTAAAGCGTCAAATATTTTAACGTTATCAGCAGCACCTTTTCCAGTCAAATCTAAAACCCCCTTTAACGCTCTAATGTTTGGAAATATAGCACTAGCATCCATTCCAGTTGCTTTTAATCTTGCAGATAAATCTAACAACGTTGGCATCAATCCTTTTTCAGCTAATGATTTAGAAATTTCTTCTTGAGAAGTTCCTAAAGCATGCATTGCTTCGGCGCTTTGTTCTGTTGGTTTTTTTATAGATGCTAATATTGCAGTCAATTGAGTAGCACCAACCGCAGCATTAGTTCCCGTTCTTGACATTGCGGCCATTGCAGCACCAACTTCATCAAAGCCAACACCCATATTTGAAGCAATAGGAATTACCCCACCCATTGCACCGGCTAATTCTGAAGCCTCTAATTTACCTTCACGAACTGCGGCAACTAAAATATCAGTTGCACCAGTAGCGTTTAAATTTTCAACGCCATAAGCATTCATTGCCGATGTTGCCAAATCAGCAATTGTTTTTGTTTCGCCAAGTCCAACGGCAGCGGCTTTTAAAGAGGCGTTTAAAGTGTCTGTTGCATCAGCACCCCTTAAACCCGCAGATGTTATAAAAAACAATGCTTCTGCGGCTTCGTTGGCGCTTCTACCAGTATCTAATGCCATTGTTTTAGCATTTTCGCCCATTTTTGCAACTTCATCACCAGCAATGCCAACCAATGATTCAATTTGTGTCATTGATTTATCAAAATCCAATGCTAATTTTGTGGCCGCAGTACCAGCAGCAACTAAAGGTAAAGTTAATTTTGTTGATAATGAACGCCCAACAGTTTGCATTTTATTCCCAAAGGATTGTAATTGTGAACTAGCTGAACTTAATGCATTTTTTAATTTCGACGAATCGCCGGTAATATTTAATTTAAGATTTGATTCGGCCATAAAAAGAATATTTTTAACAAAAATACAAAAAAAAAGACGCTTTTATTTAAACGTCTTTTTGTTAGTCATTGATTCATGTTTATCTCTAAACGCTTCCATTTGTTTACGCGTTGATTTAGGTTTATCACGTTCTTTTATACGTTGTCGATCAACTGGTAATTTAAAAAGTTGTTCAGGTTTTAACATTTGTGAACGTTTTGTGCATTGAACATTATGAATCATTGTTGCTAAATACCGAGTTTGTTCCCATTGCAAGTTTACATTATTATGATAGTGTTCAGCTAGTAAAGCATTTTCACGCCAAGTTAGCCGCCAAAAATCGTTTGGGTGTATGCCAATTAAACCAATATAATAATCGGTTAATGATTTAAATGTTATTTCTTTGACGGCTTCGGCTTTCCCGTTTTATCAACTTCAACATTTAAATTATTTCCTAAAATTTTTGATTCTAACATTGTTTCAACAATAGCATTAATTTTATCAGTTTTTAAATCGTCTAACCATGAACCAACTGTAAATATATTGTAATCAATATCATTGTTTTGTTCTTGATCATTCGCAAGTATTGCTGAATAAATTAAGGCGCGTAATCCTTTTAAAGATATACCATTTTCAAATGCCTGACCAATGTCTTGTAATGAAACGCCTAATTGTTCGGTAAATTCCGACCAAAAATTCATTGAAAAGTGAAGTGTTCGTTTTTTGCCACCGATCACAATATCGATGTAACCTTTGTGTTTGTTTGCCATTTTAATTGTTGTTTGTCGTTAATAAATAAAAAAGCCACCGCCAAAAACTGACGGCGGCCAAAATAATAAACTTTTAATTTTTTAGTTAGTTGATTTAGTAATCGCGCCAGTTATTGTGATTGATCCACTATAAGTAACGGCAGCTTCCATTTCCGCTGACATTTCAACAGAACTTAAAAAACCTTCAGCAGTATAAATTGCGTCACCAGTTTCAGCAGTTCCAAATACACATGTTAATTGTGTTCTAGCTAATAAGAAATCAGCCATTTCAATTGCGTTAGATGAATCATCATAAGCAACTAAACCTTCAAATGATATTTCGCCACCTTTTACGCCGCCGATAAATTCTGAAAATCCGTTTGAATCTTTTGTTGTTGCTTCAGGTGTGTCCATTGACAAAGAAAGTGAACAACTTGTTGTGTGTCCGACTGTCGCACCTTCAATTTTAAGTAATAAGTTTGTTCCGTTAAAAACTCCCGTAGTAGCCATATTTTTATTTTTTAAAGTTTATTAAATTTTTTGTAAATATACGAAATAATTATTTCTTTAATCCTCAATATATTTTAAACCAAAAAATGAATGCACGCCTTCATTGTCTAAAGTTATTTCATAATCAGACCAAGCGTCATAAGGCAAAGAACCTTCTTTTTCAGTTTCAGGATCAATTGGGCGAATAGTATCACGCCAACAAACATCAACTGAATATTTATCTGCAAATTCAGGCGCTTGTGTTTCATTGCCTTCATCATCATATTCACCAGGTTTAGTTATTATAAAACCTAATTTAACAACGCCATTTTTATGCGTTGGGTATTCGTTGCCATCTTCATCAGTAGCAACGCCAAGCGCCGCTATATATTCATTGGCTTTGGCTTCATTTGGAAATTCATATTTTTTTACTATCATTTTATTTTATTTTATGTTGTTAATTCTGTTAATTCTGCATCTGTTAATGATGTATCGTAATATCTTAAATCTTTGCATTTTCCGTAGAAATTTTGATTACCTGAACCACTGTCAAAATTAAGTGTGTTTAAACCACTTGGAATTGTAACAGATGTATCTGTTGCAACTTGTACACCATTAATATAAACTTTACAATCATTAGCCTTATATTTAACTGCTAATTTTACAAATTGTAAAAAGTTGTATGAGGTTGTTTGAAAAAAGAATTGTTGTACATTTCCATCTTTTATTTCTACTCTAATTAAATTTAACAATACTGAATATCTTATAGTTATTGCATCACCTGCTGTGCCATTCGATATACATATAGCTCTTACTGTACCATCATCAGCTAAAGCACTTATTTCAGCATATAAAACACCTTCTGAATCATTAAATATGTTTGAATTACCTGAAGCATCGCAAGTTTCTGCATTTCTTGTGGCTAAAGTTGTAGTAGTTGGAATATAACTTGTTGAAAAACTGTTTTCCTCAACTTGACAACCCCAAACATAAACAAATGCAGTTGATGATGTATCAGAGGAATCAATATTACCACTTGTTGCTCGTGGGCTAAAAAATGTTGAATTAGCGGCATTAGCATCAGAATTAAAAACAAATGATAATCTAATCCAACCATTTCCGTAACTTTCTGATTTTGTACTTAATAAAGTAGCATCAGTTCCAGGTGCATTAGCAGTTATTGTGTTTGTGCTAAATTGATATATAAAATCTACTCTACCAGTTGAATAACCACCTTGCGCCCTCATAGCAAAAAAATCGCCTTCACCTTGTTTTACAAAAACAGAAATGGCAATATCTAATTGAGCCGCTGAAGATTTATTTACTGCATCGCCAATATAGTTATTAGTGTTGATTGTTGATCCTCTTTGTATCTTATCAGCAGTAAGTTCACCTGAAGGCGATATAATTTGATTTGCAACAACAGTTAAATCAGCTTGTTTTTGCCAATCTGCATTGTCTAATTTTTCAGAATTTACTTGGCGATTTGTGCTTGCATCTTCTAATAATAGTGAAGGGCAACCCCCACCAAAATGATCAATCCTTGGAACGTTAGTTGCAACTGTTTCTATATTACCACCTGGATTTATCCGAGTTGCTTCACCAGTCCTAGCAAAAGTAAAATCGCCATCACCATTTGTTGGTTTAACAGAATAAACTTTTGTTGATTTATAACCGCTAGGAATTAACGTTAATTTAGCATCATTGAGTATTGACATAAAAAAATGTTTTCACAAAAATACAAAAATTATCGTTGTATTTTTAAACGTGTTTTTTTATGCTTTTTGTTTATAACAACATAAATTGTTAATACAGAATTAACGGCAATAGCGCCAAGCATTGTTGCCATTAAATCCCTTTCATCAAACCTATCATCAATTAATTCTTTGCCAGTGCCTACTAAAGTTGACGCTAATAAACCATATGAAAAGGCTTTGCCAATGTCACCAGTTTTTAAATAAACTTCACTATAAGTTGGCGCTGAAAAAACTGTTCCAGCAATAAAATGTTGTTGTTTATCTTGTTCATATAGCAATTGCGCATGAGAATTAAACGCTATTAAGAACAAGATTATTCTCATAATTATATTGTTGTTAGCGCCTGAAGAAAAGCATCGGATTTAGCTTCTGTGAATACTTGTACTTCTCTAACTTTTCCAAAGAAATTATTTGCACCACTCAACCGAAATTCTAATGTGTCTAAACCAATAGGTGTTAAACCACTTGTATCTGTTCTCCTTTCAAAACCATCAATCCAAAGGCTAAAGTCATTTTCTTTAAATACAACTGCAATTTTATGAAAATCTAAAACAGATGTAACTATAAAGTTTTTATCCATAGAGTTAGTACCGCCACTTGAAACAATTGCCCTTATCCTGTTTTCTAAACCATAGTATAATATAGTTACTCTGTTATTATGTGTTCCGTCTGATAAAGCTAAATATCTTACAGTTCCGTCATTAGCAAGTGCAGCTATCTCCGCATACAATACTCCCTCTTCTGAATTGAAGTCTTGTGCCGAACCAGAGTTATTACATACGTCTGCGATTCGGGTAGAAATAGAGCCAAAGGTTGGTATGTAAGAAGTTGGATAGGATAGTTTTTCGTATTGACCACCAAAAACTAAAACGGAGCCATTTGCTTCATCTCCAAATCTACTTGAAGTTAAAGAATCTACAACTACTAATTTAAAAACACCAGTGTCACTTGCTGTAGAAGCAGCTGTTCTTGTTGAAGATATTCTCCACCAACCATTACCCATATTTTTCATAGTACTTAATGAACCACTTGGATTTGATGTTGTTCCGTTAATTAAATCAAAATTACTGTTACCACCACCAAGACCACCTGAACCAAACCATAATTGTACAAATTGAGCATCTATATATTTTACGAAAACTGATTGAGTTATTGTTTCTCCATTATTAACAGTTCCATTTATACCTAAAGCATTTGTGAAAGATGCTGTAAAATCTACTCTGGTAGCATTTTTAGTTCCATCAGGTGATATCGCATAGTTAGAAGTACAAATTGTATTAGAGTTTTCATATTTTTTTAAATTCTCACTAAATTCTAATAAATTAGTACTCTGCGGTTCTAAAAGTAATGCACCTTTAACTGAATCACTAAAGTCTATTCTTGGTGTGTCTGTTTGTATTTCTTGTACTGATATGTTGTCAATAGAAAAAGAACTACCAGCAAGATTGCCATAAAAAGCAAAAGAAGTTTGATTGCTTGGTACAACTATATTTATAGTATAATCTCCATTTATGTAATTTTGGTATGTGTTATCTGTATAACTTACAGCACCAGCACTATTACCAATCCATATTCTTGCACCACTTCCTGTTGCGTTAGATATATTAAATTTTAATTTATAAGTTCCAGCATTTAAATTAATAGATTGTGCTATTTGATTATTTGCAGTATCTGTGTAATTAGCAACACCATCTCCAAAACTCCAGCTACTTGCTAAAGTCCAATAATCGTTTGGGTCTACTTGTTTAACAGATACGTTGTCTATTGTTGCAGTTGTTGTTCCAGATGTTCTGACATATATTGTTTGAGTTGTTGAAGTTGCAATAAATGTGTTTGAATATACACCAACACTTGTTTCATAAGGTGGTCTAATATGTGATGATTCATAGACAACAAGTCCACCAGTTGAAATACTATTTATATTGTACTCTATTTTATAACTCTCTCCTACTGTAAGATTTGTTATTGACTGTTGAGCAGTATTGTTTATAGATGTAGTTGATATGTTTAATTTTCCATTTGAAATAGTTGAATCAGATAAAAACCAATCACTATCAGTATCGAAATTACCATTTACAACTAACTCTGACCCAAGTTCACTAAAATCTCCGTTGTTTACAAGATTAGTTGCTTGTAGTCCAGCAGTCTTAATTAAGCCATCTTTAGCGACATAAGTAGCACTTGACCCTCTTGAAAAATCAAACTCTTTATTAAAGAATCTACCACTATTATTGTTATATGCTAATAGCTTATCTTCTTTTACTGCCCAATTCCCATTTCCTAATTTTACTGCCATATTATATTATTGTATAGTTGTTTGCTTGTGCTAAAGCATTAAATGATGAAAATCCTTCGCCAGTTAAACATTCTAATTCGTCATTGTCTAATGCTTCTTTAAATACTGCAACAGATTTAACGTTTCCATTAAATTTATCATTACCAGCACCATTATCAAACGCTAATTCGTTTAGTCCTATTGGAACGCTACCAC